GTCTGGCAGCGGGCTTTCAGCGAGACGGGCCCGACGCAAAAGCCGGGACCGCCCAACCGTACGCCGAGATCCATCGCAACGTCCCTAGGAACGTTAACGTGACTCAAAAAGAAGTTACGTAGGTTGAGTTGGGTCTGTTCGCGATGACCCTTCACGAGGCAATCGAAGTTCGCCTTCTGCAGAAACCACGGAATACCGGTCCGACAACCCGCATTGATTCCTTTCCGCACAAGATCCTGTACCAAAGCCGTATTCACAACGGGGACCAGCTTGAAGGTACCGTCCTGTTTTACGCGATATGTGTGCGAGTCGATGTTGACAAATGAGGTTGACCGATAGTTTTTCCCGATCGAGGGCCGTAGACCAGCCACTGTATTTACAGCCCACCACGCCTCGTAGAGGCGGGATGGACCGCGAAAAACAATGTCGTCTCCGTTCACCCTGACAGGTCCGTCCCAAAGTAGCCGTGTTGGATGTTCCTCACCAGCACCGTATACTGAGAGCCAGCATGCAGCGTTGATAAGACAAAGTATCGGGAAGCTCATCGGTGAGCCCATACTTTGACCATTTTCCTGTCTTTTTCCGACGTTTGGAACCTTGCGTGATAAGGCAGGATGCACCAGATGACGTGTGAGGCACTTATGGCCGAGCTCGACGAGATTCTTGTTAAGGATTCCCGCCGAACTCGCCACGCACGACCATGCCCAGGAAGAAAACTCACCGCGAATGTTGTCCGTCGCAGCTTCGTAGTCCCCTGAAACGTATTCCTCTCCCTCCAGCAGATCGCGGTCGAAAATCCGCGAGATCTCTTCTGCCGAGTCGGGGCTTCCAGTGAAGCGGAAAATCGGAATTTTCCGGATAACCCCGTGCATCCAACGCTGAATGCAGGTACATAGGAATGTTTCCACTGCTTGCGCCATCATGATGACACGACACTTCAAGGGTTCGAGAATTCCGAACTGACGGGCGCTAAGCCAAGAGTCAATGCGACCCTCGGCTACTGCGCCTACGTATTCCTCGAACCGGTTCACCAGATCATGCTTCCGCCAGGGGCAGGTGTAGACCTGTACCGCCCCCGGGCGAACCTCCTTCATAGAGAAGCCGAAGACATCAAGAGCCAGGTACTCCGAGGCTTCAAACGCGTGCGAATCACAACCCCTAAAGGCCGAGATTAGTTCCGTTATCTGCCCGCCGTTCTTCGTGTTCCGTTCGAAACAGGAAGTGGGCTTCGGGACGAGGTGACGCCAATGGAAATGCTGTTCACGGAAAGCTGCGTCACAGACCTCTTGTATCATACGCTTGATCGACTTCTCTGCCTGCCTCGTGGCCCGGATGTGATCGTGGGTTTCCGATCCGTCCTTCCAGGTCTTGCGCACGAAGAGTGTGTAGGGAACACTCTGCTCGTGCGGAGTGGTCAAGGCCCGTTCGTGGGCGGTGAGGGTCTTCTCGACGAAGTCCTCAGGCGCCTTAGGCATGCCGTACTTAGCGAACAGTACGTCAGCCGCACGTCCAAGATCCGCTGCCGCGCCGCGCATCAACCGGAAGCAGGTTTTGTACACCCAACCTCCAGCCAACACACCGGGTTTCGCCCCTTCCAAGTCAAAAGGAGCAATCGGAAGTTCACTCTTGG